GCGATAGCCTATTCAAAACGGAGACCGAGTACAACCGCTTTGCCAATTGAGTCCCCTTCTAGGGTGTACCCATGGGAAAGCAAGGCTATGTTTCAGCTGCGGAACCGTGAGTTCAGTAGCACTCCTAGTTTTGCTCTCCACCTTAGCAAAGCGGCTGGTCTGGGAGGCTGTGAATTAGCTTTGATATCTTCTTCAATTTTGTTTGAGGAGGTGTTAATTCAATGGTCTTCCGTTCTGTACCTAGTGGTGGTTTTCAGCGAGGGAATCCTTGTTGGTTTCCGCCACAACACACCTCTTCTTTCTCATTTCTGCCTGTTTGTATCATGTTCGGGGTTTCTCGAGAGACTCTTGATGCATGCCCTGTTGGCCTTCGTGCCGCTGTGGCTACCCCAAGGGGGTTCCAGGTTCACCACTGAATTGAGTTTGATGGCATCTTTAAACGTACTTTGCCCATCCCTTGCAATTCTTCTAGGAATTCATGAGTTTCTAGAAAGGGTGCAGACCTGTTCTGTGCTCAGCAGGGCGCCGGCACTCATGATGCACACCTTGAATACTATTCTTCCCCCGTCATTGGCGACAGTTCTCCACTGTTTGTTTAATTTCGTCTTGTTGCACCTACAGTATGAGGAAATGTTAGCTATGTTTTCTCCCATGTCTCCCTTTGGGGTTTTGATGGACAGCTCGAAAGTTGTGACTGTTGAGGAGTTTGCGAACGGGGCTTCCGGTAGGATAGCGGATTACTGTGTGTCTGAGTTTGGTTGGGACCTTTTGGACGATGAGTTCGTTCCTAAGAGGTACGGTTATAAGATGATATCTCCAGCTGAAGGTTCATGTACTGGCCACCGTAGGGTTACTACGGTGATAGGTCCTTCCTTCAGAGCTCCTGTCATAGTTTGTAGGTCTTGCTCCTGCAATGCTAACAGGGCCTGTACTGTGAGATTGGGTAAAAGCCTCGGGTGGAATGCCACCAAGCGCTCCTATGGTTTAGTGGAGCGGAGATGGGTCGAGGCAAAAGACACTGTGCTTCCATTGCTGAAAGGGATATTCAGCTCTGGTTGCTCACACATCAACACCTTACCAGGTTGTGGTTGTGTCAAACCGACAGACCGTTTTGTGGATTATCCAGATTTCGGTACGTGGGTTAGACGCTTTCCAGGCCCTACAGCTCGAGAGTTGTGTGCTTGGAAGGACTACTTCAGGGAAGGGGGTGATTTGTGTGAGTGGATGTTGCCATATGGTGGTTTTATAAAGCAAGAAAGGTTAGTAAAGCCTAGTTTTCGGACTAAGCTTGTCAAGCCAAGAGTTATCCAAATGCGGTCTTTCCCAGCCCGTGTTGCTACTGGACCGTGGTGTTGGTCTCTCACTAAGAGAGCTTCTGAAGTGTTCAAAGGTGACGTGTGTTATGCCTCAGGTATGACTGGCGAGGAGATTGGCCAATGGGCGGAGAACAGTTTTAGGGAGCTAGAAGAATCTCATGGGTTTGTAGAATTCGGAGAGTCTGATTTTGCTGCTTTTGATGCTTCCGTATGTGGGTCAGCCCTCATGTTTCTCCTTGCTTTATACAAATGGTTGGGCGCACCAAAAGCGTTGGTCGAAATCTTCAAGCGTCGCACGAAGAAGAAAGCCAATATTGCTGGTGCAAACGTCAAGTTCTTGGGTCAAGTTAGCTCTGGAGACGGTGACACGTCTGTAGGTGATTTCTTGATTCAAACAGTGATCTATATGCTGTGGTACATGTCAATAGGGCTGTATTGGAAAAGAAGGGTCCGTCTCATAGAGCTCGGAGATGATGGGTTTTCTCTAGTCTCTGGGAGGAGGGGTCGCGACCCGGCCGAGTTCATGCAGTCTTACGGATTCAATATTGAGATTGAATGGACCACAGATTTAGCCCACACTGGATTTCTCAGTTCAGTGTTTTACCCTACCACGGATGGCTGGGTATTGGGCCCGAAGATTGGACGGTTCTTCGGCAAAACTCTCATGGAGATTGGAAGTATTCCGGAGAGAGAGTACCTTGGGCGATTGAAGGGAATTGCCCGGTCTCTTGAAAATTGCACTTAC